GTTTAGAGTGCTTCTTTCCTGAAGGGGGAACAAAGTAATGAGTAAAAAGTGTGCAACAGATAATTGCGAAAGTACCGAGTTGGTTTATTCGGGCGTAGATGCCTTCCTACTAGGTGTGGAAACAGAAAAATGGTGCTATGACTGTGCCAATGCTAAAGCGAAGGATGCGTCACGGTGATTTTAGATACTGGAACGCTGATTGCAATTATGATTGCATTAGTGGGTTCGTGCTTCGTTATGGTAGTTTCTATTCGTGCTTACGGAAAACTTATGAAGGAGAACATAGAACTGCGTAAGGAAATGTCGGAACTCAAGTGGAAAGAAATCCTAGAGAGGTAAAAAGTAAAAATGAACCCATTGTCAGACCCAAATGCAATAGTTGATTGTAGTTTGTCCTGCCGTCTGGAGTGGATTGGAGTTTCTTCCAACTTCTTCAACTTCGAGGTTTATACACCTGCGTTGATTATTGTCCTAACTGTATGGATTGTTCGTAGAACTTGGCGTAAGCGAAAGAAGACAAATGACTAAACCCCTGTGGGATAAGTTTGTAGAAGCAACTGGTTATGTAAATGACAAGGTTGTAACTATGGAGCCGAACTCAACGCTGTGGAAGAACAGGTTTTATACAGTCGTAAAGACTGTGCTTGAACCTGAACTAGGAGAAGCAAGCGGGCTACATCTTTCTATTCGCCACAACGAACGCAAGGCTGTGCGGGACTGGCGACACTTCCAACGCATAAAGAACGAACTGGCCGGCCCAGAGCGCGAGGCTGTGGAAATCTTCCCACCTGAAAGCCAACTTGTTGATACATCAAATCAGTATCACCTGTGGGTTTTACCTGAAGGAACTACAAGTTTCTTCACTTGGAACGAAGGACGCCATGTTACGGACAAAGCAAATGACCCAAAGACTGCACAATGGTTGCGGGACAAAGGGTTAGACCCGTCTGTAATTCGCAATGCTGTTCAGCGTCCGTATGATGAAGAGCAGTAAAAAGTAAAAACTTACAACCCTTAAGGAGAACTATGAACAATGTAAATGTTGTTTGGACTGCTGTTGTCTCTGCTGTATGCGGAGTTGCATCTTTTATTTCTGCATTACAGTCTAGTATTCCGTTCACGCTGTGTTTCGGATTGCTTGCTCTCACATCAGCAACATTGGCTAGTAGAGAGAAATAATTGAAACACTTTTGCTAAATTGTGGTTTCAGTTGGTAAAATGAGATTAATAGCACAAAAAAAGTTAGTAAATCCACCCTCATACGGCTTTTTGAGCCTATGTTGGTGGTAAAGTAATACCTGTAAGTGAAAGACCTAGTGATGCCAAGACGCATTAGAAAGTAGGTAGTTACACCTATCTCCCCAGAGCGGGTGATACGGGTGGGCTTTTCAAGTCAGCCACCCTGTCCATGTCCCCTAACAAAGGAAATCAAATGCAGAAACTTAGTGGCGGAACTATCGAAAAAATAGTTAGTTTGACTCTTTCGGTCATCTTCCTATCAGTATTTTCGATTTATGTTCAGACATCTAGCGCAACGCAAATGACCAACGAAGATAAAGCAGTAATAGAACAACAGATTGCCAAACAAAAAGAAGTCCTTCGGCAATTAGAACTCAAGAAGTTTGCAGAACAGAAGACCCCGTTCTCAGACGAAGAACTAGTCCGCTTATTGTCAGCGGTCGGTTTCGAGGGCAAAGCCCTTGAAGTCGCATGGGCAGTCGTAAAGAAAGAATCACATGGCCGTCCTCTTGCTTTTAATGGCAACAGGTCTACTGGCGACTCATCCTATGGAATCTTCCAAATCAACATGATTGGTGACTTGGGAGTTATTCGTAGAGACAAGTATGACTTGGCTACCAATGCCGAGTTGTTTGACCCTGTGGTCAATGCCGAGATTGCCTACCTTATGAGTAATCAGGGCGAAGACTGGTCTTCGTGGAAGGTCGGTAAAGGCTATAATGGTCGTGACCAAAAAGCAACCCTAGAGTGGATTGCTAAGTTCCCAAAGGGAGTCGTATGAATAATGAAGAAGTAGAAATCGTGGAAGAAGTTTCGGTTTCTCCGACAACCCCTGCGGTTGAAGAACAAGAAGTTGTTGATAACGCGGATGCTCCAGAGGCAGCAGACGAAGTTGTCGAAGTTATTGAAGAAGAAGTTTTTCCAGCCCAGCCAGTAAAAAGTAAAAAAGTGGAACACGCAGATGTGGTTCAGGCTTTTGCTCAGGCTGCGTGGGTAGGACAAGTCCCAGACATTACAGACGAAGTTCATGTATCAAGCATGGTTTTCGAGAGTAATTCACGGAATTCTCTATCAGTTGCTCAGTTGCAAATTCGTTTAGGCGTCATGGGCTACTCGGACTCATCAACAGACCCTCTTGGCTGGTTTAGTGAAGGAACACGCAAAGCCTTGCGTGACTTCCAGACTTTTGCAGGTCTTCCTATTACAGGAGATGCCGATGAGAAAACTTTAGAGGCAGTATTTACAGGAACTTCAGTCAAAGTAGTCGAATAAACTTCCACAAATAAAAGTCAGCGTCCATCCCTTCAAATAAAATTAAGGGGCTGGGCGCTGATTTTTACTTTTTGCGCTCTGCGCTAGTGCGGAACATGGAAGGACGGCACATGGCTAAGGCAAATGCAGAAAAAGTCAAAGATAAAGATGATGCTCTAATGGAAAAAGCAAAGATGCTTGTCGGTAGAGTTGTCGCTGTATTCGCGGCTTCAGGATTATCTGTTGTAGGAGCAGGTTCTCTTTTTGGTATTGAAGTATGGAAGTCTATTGCCCTTGCGGGTGGTTTGGGTGTCGCTACTGTTGTAGAGGCTTTGTCCCGTGCTTATCTTGCAGATGGAAAACTTACTACTTCAGAAATCAACGATGCTTTCAAGTTAGTTGATAAAAAGAATCAGGCTTCATAAAAAGTAATCCACAAAAAGAGAACCCCTTGGAATTTCTTCCAGGGGGTTTTCTCTTGAAGTTGTTCGTAGTTACGAACTAGCACTTGTGCGGTTTGAGTGCTTGATTGGTTGATACGCCTTTGTCTTTCCGTTTTCAGTTGTTCGGTATCCATAACGAACGAGACGAAAAGCGAGCGCACTTGTTGTTACGCCAAGTAATTTTCCTAAGCGGTAAAGAGTTACGCCTTGCTCATTGTGCGCCTTGTTGAGCAGATAGGTGTATTCCTCTGCCTCTGCACGAAAGCGTGGAGAATTAGAACGCACCTTTTGTGCCAGCGGTTGAAGTTCTTTGAGTCGCTCTAAGATTTCAGGTGTTGGCATTGTGTAGGTGATTGGTGTCTTCTCTGCGTGACGAGGAACGCTAGGCACTAGGAAATAGGGCGGTAGCGGGTCAGTAGAGGGGCTTAGGAGTATTCGCCGTACTGTTTCAGGCGTCTTCCCCAACGCCTTAGCAATTGACTTGTTTGTCCAGCCTTCCTTACTTAGGGCAGTCACATAACTATCACGCACTTTGTTGTCTGCAATAGTTGAAAATAAATCCACTACCTCTTGCGGTAGTGCTTGTCCTTGTTTGATTGGTTTACCCGCTCGCACATAATTTATCTTTTGTCGTGGTGTTCGTAATGACTCTCTTGCGGAGTGCGCCTTCGCAAGTTGTTCGGGGTGAGTCTTGAAGTTCACTCTTGTCATTGTTGTCCTTTCGTTGTCATTGTGTTTTCTTTTCTTTGTAAAGCATACAGGTTAGTAACCTGTAAAGCAAATCGGATTGGTGTCTGTAAGTTTTTACTTTTTACCACATCTGCCACAAAAAAGAAACCCCGCCTTTCAGCGGGGCTTCCCTTTGCCGATTAGGCTACGAGGATTAGTTCGTAACCCTTTGCCTTCTTTTCTTCCACTTTGTCAAAAGCATAAGCCTTAGCCAAGAACGGATAGAAGAAAACTTTTTCTTGCTTTGCCTGTGGTGCTACTTCTTCTGCCTTACCCCATTGTGTTAGCACCTTGTTGTCGTCAAGGATAACTTCGTAGATTTTCTTCATACCAGCATTGCCACGATTTCCGTCCGACTTCTTGACTAGAATCCACTTCATTTTGGTTTTTCCTTTTGTTCTGTTTTCTAAGCACCCTGTGTGCTTATAGGAGAAAAGTATCGTAGTATTCCAAGCGTGTCAAGTTATAAAAGGTGTTTTTTCTGTGATTTAGACTACACTTTTTGGGCAAGAAAAAACCCCCCTTGCGGGGGGCTTTCCCTTTGCCGATTAGTAGGCGATAACCTTTAGGTGTGAGTAGCACTTGTTCTCTAGGTTATACATAGAGAGTTTAGTACCGCACTCGCAGTATCGAGCCTTGCTGATTGCCTTGATTGGGTTTGTGATTAGGTTGAACCCTAGTGTTGGCTCTGCCCAGTCTTCGGTATCAGGTACGAGGTTGATAAGTGCGATTTCTTCACGAATCTTCTTTACTTGATTGTCAATACGCTTCATTGTGGTTTTTTCCTTTTGTCTTTTAGCCTAACCCCTGTTGGTTTTGCTATTGAGAGAATAATAAATGCTAGTCTTACGCTGTGTCAAGTTATAAAGGGTGTTTTTTCTGTGATTTGTATTACATTAGGAATACCCCCCTTGCGGGGGGCTTCCCTACTGTTTTGTTAGTCCCAGTCCCCACCGTCCCACTCGCCTGTGGATAAAGTTGCTAGTTGGAGTTGGTTGAAACTAGGAATTTCAAGATAGTAGATAGATTGAACGCTACGGGTGCTTGCCTTTGAGCAACCTTCCGCAGTTGCGTGGAATACAACGGTTTTATTTCCGTTAATAGACTTATTAGAGATTGAGATAGTTTCATCGTTTTTCTTAATTTCTCTGCTGCAAGTTCCGCAAAATACTTCTACTTTCTTAGCCATTTTCTTCCCCCTTCGCTATACCGACCCTTTCGGTATTGCTTATAAGAGAATACTAAGTGCTAGTTTACGCAAAAGCAAGTCCAAAACCCTACTTTTTTTGTGGTGTTGGTCACATAGAAAAGCCCCCCTTGCGGGGGGCTAATCTAGGCAAGACAATGACGGGTCTTTGCTTACTCTACTTGAAAACTCTCAAAGATTTCCTGCACCGAATCGTTGAGGGTTTCTATCAGTTCAGCGACTGCCTCATCGCTAAGATTTTCAACCATTTCCAAACTAATTGCTGAACGCCAGATAATTGTTGGCATTTTGTCTCCCTTTCTCGCTTACCGCCCCTTGCGGTTTTGCTTGTAAAGTAACAATAACATTTTTATAACAATAATCAAGACCTAAAAGTGTGGTGTTAGTCACAACAAAAAGACCCCCTTGCGGGGGTCAATTTGTCAGGGGTTTGAGGCTTAGACGCCTACGGCTTCCCGTAGTTTCTTTGCCTCTTCGTCAGATAGCCCCAGCGTTTCGCCTTCATCGCCTGTGCCACCTGTGAAGATTGCGTTTCCGACAATAATGTCTGTACCTACCCCGAATACCGCTTCCCAGATACGGGTAGCGATTGGGTTGATTGGCAAGCCGTCTAACTTGCCTTCTTCATTTACCCAGAGGGTAAGGTTCTCGGATAGGTCTATGGCTTGTACCCAGCCACCTACCCCAGCCTGTAATACATCTAGTTGCCCTTCGCCATTTTCATTGAGTGCTAACTCATTGAGTATGCCGTCAGTCGTTAGTTGTAGTGCGAGCATTTCTTTCCTTTCTCTTTGTCGTTACTTTAGTAATCATACATAATGATTACCTATTTGTCAAGTCTTAGCGTAGTGCCTCTTTGACTAGTGTTACGGCTTCGCTATCTAGCCCGCCGATGTTGTATTGGAATACTTCAGTAAGTGCGGGACGCCCTGCCTCATACCGCTTCCAGTCATAGATAGTAGCGACTGTTCCATTGTCAAAAAGAATAGACCAGTTCACTGTTACTTTGTCACCTTCAGGATAGTAGTCAGGTTCTCCGAATACTTCAATAAGTCTCGCCAGAGTTGTTGTTACATAACCCTTCAGAGAGGTTCCATACTGTACTTCTCTATCTAGTGTGAAAGACATAATTTTTCCCTTTCTTTGTAGTTAGTAATAATCTATCACTTGTCCTAAGTATTGTCAAGTAATCTAGCAGATAACCCTAGCCTTGTCAGAGTTGGAAAGTTGTTTGTAGTTACCTACCCCAGACCTAGCCACTAAATCACCAGAGACATAAACACATCTAACTCTCAGGAAACTATCAGACTTCATAATACATAACTACACTTCAAGAAACCAGACACATCTAGCCCCAGAAAGACCTAGAAAGTTGTTTGTAATTGTTGCTCCCAAAGGCGTAGATTTTTACTTTTTGCTAAGAGGCAAGGCACATTGACTTTTTTAGAAAATAATTTTTGCAAACAAAAATAAAAAATTATTTCTTAAATTAACTTCCGGAAACGATTTAGAAAGTCGCGCCGAACAAGCGGGGCCTTCTCGCAGGCCAAAAGCAGAAATCGTAAATGTTCATATATTTTGATGTATCGTCCAAGTCTTCTAGAGCCGTAGATAATGTATACTTCTAGCAACCAAACTTAGAGGAGTAATTGGGTGGCACAACAGTTTGAGGGTTATTTTCCGCCACACCCTTTACAGCCAACTGAATACGGCATTCTGAGCGTTGCTCGTCTTACAGAACTTGTAGATAGAGAAAAGACTCTAGACAAAGAAGAACGCTGGGTTCGTGGGTATGACCACATCTTTGAGACAAACCCAACTATCAGACTTTTACAAGATAACGGTTCTGTTGCTCACGTTATCAATGACGCTACAGGCAGTAAGCGTTACATCACTGTAAAGCCATTCTTCCTTGAGGTTGAAGACTTTGCTACAGCCACAAATATGCTTCCTGAGAAGCGTCAAGAAAAGATTGTTCGTCAACTTGAAGCAGGAACTCAGAAATCTATTGAGCACGAGTTTATGAAAGGTTACGCTGCACGAGCAAACGGCAACGATAATCAATATCTCACAAAGGCATCTACTCTCAATATTGTTGATTACGGACGTCTAGTTCAGATGCAAGAAGGTCTAGGCTTCCTTGAGTATGCCATTGCTCAATCTCCGATTGGTGAGCAGGGCGTTATTCATATGACCCGTGATATGGCAGCCCTTCTAGGTAGCCAGTGGATTCTTGAACGCCCCGATGAGACGGGAAGAAAGCACCTTGAGACAACCAACGGAACTCCTATTGCTATTGGTTCAGGGTATGACGGCTCAGGCCCACAAGTAGATATTCAAACTATTGCTGTGTCTAGCGGAAATGTTTGTACAGTAACTGTAACAACAAGTCACGGACTTGCTGTAGACGATATGGTCACTATTCAGTATGAAACAAATGGTTCTCTTAATAATACTTTCAAAGTAACTGGTACACCTAACGCAACTACCTTTACTTTCTCCACAGTTGGTGTTTCATCTTTTGCAGAGCGCACAAGTCCTGGCATTGCTTTCTTCTCCGAAGACCAAGACCACAAGTGGATGTACGCTACTGGATTAGTAGATGTCAACCTTGGCGCTATCCAAGTTGTCAATGAGAAGCGAGCAGATGGATACGATGTCCACGGCAATAAAAACGACATTATCCTCAAGGCAATTCGTCCTGCTGCCGTTCATCACGAACCTTCCGTTCATTACGGAGTAAAGGTCCAGGTCCACCAGTAACTCCTGTACGCATCTAAAAAATGCTGTACAATAAGGTAATGAAAAAGAAAGTAAGACTCCCAGACGACGAGGTTACTTTCCTATCCGCATTAGATAAAGCCCAAGTACCAGCACGTCTTCGTGCGCTATGGGAAGCGGGCTGGTCTCTCAAGATTATTGCTGATTCTCTCAAACCAGCACGACCAAAATCTACAGTTCACTTTTGGATACTCAATGCTTCTTCAGAGCCACAGCGCAGACCAATACCAACACCTCCGCCAAAGTCTTTGACAGTATCAGCACCTATCAAACACTCTCCTAAGATTCGCTCTATCTCTCCAGGAGTTCCAGAGCATCTCAAACCACGCATCAAAGAACTCTCGCTTCTTTCACGACGCTATCGTGCCAAGAGCGACCCTAACAGCGACCTAGCAGTTGCCAACAGGGAACTTACAGCACTTGCCTTGAGCCTCTACAACCGAGGAGTACCAGCAGCGGAGATTGCCAAGGTTGCGGGCGTTACCTATAGGGCTATGGCTAGGAGAATTGCTAATGGCTAGAACCTATAAGACAGCATCAGGGACTTATTCCGAAGACCAACTTGTGATTGCCGTTTGGGTCAACCCAAAGCGAGCCAATAAACGCTCTCAGGCTCGCCCACTTGAAACTCTTATTTCAGAGAAGTCCAATATGCCCTTAGCCTTTCCGCTTGAGACGCTTCAGATGATTGACTCTTGGATGTATTGCCCAGTAGCGAAAACTTCAGAAGATATAGATGAATGGCTCGTTGTTGGAAAAGCCAGCAGAGAAAAGCCGTTGCTAGTCTCTCTTACACTAGCCAAAACCTTTCTTGGCTGGGATACTTTCTATGTACCTCTAGAGTATACGGAGAAGTAGTGAAAAAACTGGCTGATGTTTTCCCAGCAGTAGTAGCAATAGCCCCACCTGACTCTTTGGAGTCCATCGAGGAGTTCACCCCTAGAGGTTTCTCTCCTCAAGGAACTCGCAGAGTAGACCGCTCAAGGATTGTCATTATTGCCGATTTACTTATTATTGCCGTTGACTCAGAGTCTGGTCCTAAAACAGTTTTCAATGAAAGATGCGTCTTCTATAGCAAGGGCGATGACAAGGTTCATAGAGCAATTACAGAGACAGGAAAAATCCTATCGTTTCGTAAGGAAGATAATTGCGGCTGTGGGTCTAGGCTGGGTGCGTGGAATCCAATAAAGGAGATAAATGCTTGAGTTAGTTTTAGGCGGTTTGGCTACCTATCGCCTCACAAGACTTGTCACAAAAGATGAAATATTTTCCCGTCCACGAAACTGGATATGGAAGAAGTTCCCGCCAGAGAAGAATTGGTTTGGATACTTGTTTACTTGTACTTGGTGTACAAGCATTTGGATAGCATTACTTCTTGTATTATCTAGTATCATTATTCCCGTAGTAACTTTGGGGATAGAAACCGTATTAGCGTTTTCTGCCTTAGCAGGACTGTTGACCGCGTATGAGGAAAAGCAATGACCCTCATATTCCGTAACATAGACGAGGAGTTATAAGTGGGCGTATTTAGCCGTGGTGATGAACCAGTAGAGTCAACACCTTCTCCCGTCGCAAAGAAGTCAACACCTCGTCGTAAGCGCCAAACAAATCGTTCTCGTCAAGTAGTTATCAATACAACTCCACCTAAAGTTTCTGGACCAGCGTCCGTATTTTTATCTTCTAGTAATCAAGCGCAGTCAGTAGCGTACTCAACACCTCGCACTTTGACAGCAGCAGCAGTCCAAGTAAAAGTAAATGACAAGGGTGAATACGAACAATTCAAAACACGTCGCTCCGCTGCATCATCTGCGTGGCAAGCAGAAGCGTGGGAGTACTACGACGCAATTGGTGAAATCAAATATGCATTCAATCTTGTTGCATCTGTTGTTTCTCGTATTCGTATCTATGCAGCAATCAATGAAAATGCAGCAGAAGCACCAATTCCAGTTCGCAACTCTTCACATCTAGACCCACGACTTGCTGCCGCAGCAGAGCGTGCACTTGCACGACTTGATTCAGCATACGGTGGACAAGCAGGTCTCCTCAAAGATGCTGCTCTCAATCTCTCTGTTGCTGGTGAATGTTATTTAGTACAGATGCCAGAGCGTCCAGGTTCAGGCCTACCTGAGTCTTGGGATATTCGTTCTGTTGATGAAGTAACTCTTGATGCTGCTGGTGGATTCAATGTTATTGGCCGCCGTGAGCAAACTGTTGGTAATGGAAAGAATAATCCGCAGAACCGTTTAGGTCGTGGTGCATTTGTTGGTCGTATTTGGCGTTCACACCCACGCTACTCAGATGAAGCAGATTCATCACTTCGTGGTTTGCTTGATATGTGTGCAGAACTTCTTCTGCTCAACCGTACATTCCGTGCCACTGCACGCTCTCGCCTCAATGCTGGCGCACTTTATCTTCCAGATGGTTTGTCAGTTGCTGCACAAGGCGACCCAGATATGCCATACGACTCAGATAATGAGTTGAATCCAAACTTTGTTGCTGAAGAAGCAGAAGATGAATTTGAAGAGCAACTTATTGATGCGATGACAACTCCTATTCGTGATGAGGAGTCAGCATCAGCAGTTGTTCCACTTATTATTCGTGGTCCAGCAGAACTTGGCGACAAGATTAAGCAATTCAAGTTCGAGCGTTCATTCGACCCAGCGCTTGCTGAGCGTTCTGACCGCGTACTAGAGCGTATCTTGCAGGGACTTGATGTTCCAAAGGATGTTGTTACAGGACTTGCAAATGTAAAGTACTCAAACGCTCTACAGATTGATGAAGCACTCTATAAGGCACACATCGAGCCACTTATGTTGCTCATTTCAGATGCTTTAACAGTTGTTTATCTTCGCCCATATCTTATTGCTCAGGGATTTAGCCAAACAGATGTTGAAAAGATTGTTATTTGGTATGACCCATCAGCGGTTGCAACACGCAATGACCGTGCAGCAGATGCAGATGCTGGTTTAGACCGTAACGCAATCTCTCTTGACACTTGGCGACGTGCTCACGGCTTCTCAACAGCAGATGCACCAACACCGAACGAACTTGCTATTCGCTTACTGGCAGAAAAGGGAGTTATTACTCCTGAACTAACAGAGGCAATGCTTGGAGCGATTGCTCCAGAGATGATGGAAGCAGTGAAGAATGCTCAGCAAGCAAATTCTGTTGCTCCAATTCCTCCAGCACTAGAAGAAGTATTGAAACAAGCAACACAAACACCATCTGCTGAAGCGCCACAGGCTCCAGCAACACAAGAAGGAGCACAGTAAATGGCAGTAGAGAATCCGCAACTTGTTGAGGCACTCACAAAGGTATTGGGTAATGAAGTTGTTATGTACTTCAAGGCTCACGGGCATCACTGGAACGTTGTAGGAAACGATTTTTCACAGTTCCACGCATTCTTTGCCGAGATTTACGAAGATGTATACGGTTCTATTGACGATACAGCAGAAGATATTCGTAAGTTAGGTGCTCCAGCGCCTTATCGCCTTGTTGAGTTTGCTCGTGCATCAGATATTCAGGATGCACAGGTTGGGCAGAACGCTATGGCGATGTGCAAAGACCTTTACGATGCAAATGAAATTATGTTGAACTCTCTCAAGATGACTTTTGATATTGCTAATCAGAGCAACGAGCAGGGAATTGCTAATTTCATTGCTGAGCGCATTGATATGCACCAGAAGTGGCGCTGGCAACTCAATGCATTCCTTACTTCAGAAGAAAAAGCGAATTACGAGTTCTAAAAATGGCACAAGACTGGGTTGTTTTCTTAGATAAGGCAGACGAAGCAGGTATTACTGCCGCTGCTGGTTCTAAGCCTGCCCCAAAAAAGGACCAGATAAAAGGTTCTAGTAAAAATGCTAAGGGTTCTGCTTCTGGAAGTAGAAAAGTTGTTTTTAGTAAGGCAACTGAAGAATCTTTGAAGAAGAAAGTCCAAGAACACAATAAAAAAGCATCAGCAGGACGCAAAGCAACTCTTGGAATGCTCAAGGCTGTTTATCGCCGTGGTGCTGGAGCATTTTCTACTTCTCACCGCCCAGGAATGACTCGCAATCAGTGGGCTATGGGTCGTGTAAATGCTTTCCTTCGCCTACTTAGTTCTGGAAGACCAAAACACTCTAGTTACAAGTCAGACAATGACCTTCTACCTTCAGCGCATCCAAAGAGCACAAAGGGTGTTACTGCTTCAGGAGAAGAATTTGATTATGAAAATGAATTATCAGTAGAAATTCTTGATAAAGAATCATACGAATATCCAGAAGACGCAATTGTTGCTATGGCAGAATACTCTGGCTTTGGTTATGAAGCAGAGACAGCAATTCGTGCATCTTGGCTTCGTGGTGTTCGCAATGGAGATGACCCATTCAAGCGAGCAGCATTATTAGCATCTCTTGGATATGAAAGTTTAGACGCAGACCTATTACCAGCGATTGAGGAAGAATGAGCAGAGTAATTCGCCGCTTTAGTTACGCACTCTCACCAGAGGGTAAGCGTGCTGCTGCTATCCAACAAGCACATAAGTTGCGTGAGGCTGCCATCTCCGTCATTGATTCAGTCAATGCTGATGCATCTACTACTCGTAAGATTACAAAGCGCTCTGCGTTTCAAGTAATTCAGCGCTCACTGTCACAGACAAAAAATTTGCCATTCTCTCTAAGAGAATATATGGCTATTAAGGAATTATCACAATACATCAGCCTTCTACAGAATAATAAAGTTACATCTCTTACTCTTTCACACACAGACCTTCTTCCAGTAGCGCACCCACGCTCTACAAAGCGTCACGCTATGACAGCATCTGCTCTCAAGGAAGCAAAGGCTCGTTGGTATGCAGATGATTTGAGAATTAAAAACCCAGAGACTCGCTCCATTGTTGCTTCTGCTCTTCTTGCAGATGCTGGCTCTGTAGAGCGTACTTATTACACAAGTCTTTTATCTTCACTTCCACAGGGAGAAATCCCTCGTGACACTTTGATGGCACTTACTGCTGATGGAAACTCTTCAGCAGAGCGTTCACTTCGTGCTCGCTTACAGCGCCGTGACCGCTTAGGACGCTTTGCATTCCAAGGTGGAGGAATGCGTGCCTTTATTCGTCGTGCAGATGGCGGAATCTTTTCTCTACTTGGAAAGCCAGTCGCTGACTCACCAACAAATGAAGACAATGTTCAGGTAGAACTTCCAGACGGACGTATTGTTGAATTCCCATCTTCACAGTCCGAGTATGTCAAAGCAATTATCAATCCAACTAAAGATGGATATAGCGCAACACCTGCAAAGGTTTCAAGTTCAGACCCAATCCTCAATGAAGCAGACCTAAAATTTGTTGAAGCACCTGCTGGCTGGGAAAAGAATAAAGATGGCGGATTTGATAAGGGTGGATTCCGAGTAAGTGTTGGTAATGGAAATAAATTCCTTTTTAGAATTGGTCCAAATGGAAATCTTCTTGGTTTAGTTAGAGGAGACGGTCCTTCTGGCGCACATAGCAGTTGGTCAGATGTTCTTGACACAATTGATAAAGAAGATGCTAAAGCAAACGGTCCTATTGGTGGAGGACGTCACGAAGGTGTTCCAGAGGGTTGGAGCAATGATGAATTTACATTCTTCACTCCTAAAAATGATGAAAATGGAAAGCGCCTTGATTATGTCAATGGAAACTTCCAAGCAGACATTCAGCCAGATGGAAAAATCCGAGTACGCTCATTCAACAATGTAAATGATGTACAGACATTTGATAACTGGGACGCAGTAGAGGCTGCCTTACCTTCAATGCAGGAAGAGTATGCAAAGAAGACTCGTGAGCAAATCAAATCCTTTATGAAGGATTATGGATTTAGCCAAGAACAAATTGATGCTATTGACACTATGTCAGAAGAAGACATCAAGAATTTCTTTACAACAGAAAATAAGAATGCTTTCCCAACTAACTTCTGGAATGATTTTGAAGATTGGTCTACATCTGCTTATGTAGATTTGCCAAGTCAAGCACAAAAACAACGCTGGGCTTCTTTTGGTAAGTTGATGGGTAACACTCGTCGTGCTGGTGATTTCCCTGAGAAAGGTTCATCAGAGAAGAAGGCGACTATTCCTCAGCAGCAAGCACCGCAAGCACCGCAAGCACCGCAAGCACCTGAGAAAAAAGATGGAAACAAGTTCCAGTATAAGTATCCAAATCAGGTATACAAGATTGCTCCAGGAGTTGACTACGACCCACAGGGACGTGAAGACCAAGAGAGCCCTGACTACACAGATGACCCAACAGAACTTGCTCAGCAGTTTGATGAGCGTGACCTTGTTGCTGCTCTTGAAGAAGCCGTAATTCCAAAAGAAGAGGGTGATGAAGCAACTGGTTATGGTGTTTTAGGTTTCTCTCGTGGAGATGAATTTGTTCCAGCAGATGCGCTATTCCTTGCTATTGATGAAGCAGGTGGCGATGCTCCAATGGAACTTGCAAAGATTTATGACAAGAAATCTGGCGATACTGCTAACGAAGATGCACTCAATGCGTGGCGCAAGAAAGAATCTGTAGGAGAAGAAACACCTACAGTTGAAAAAGCATTTGAGCGTGCTACAGGCGAACCATCTTCTGATGAAAAGCCAGCAATGCAAGAACCTGCATTTGATGCAGCAGAGATGGATAAGGTTCCACTACCTACTTTGCTTGAGGGTATGAGCCAAAGTGAAATTGATAAGTATATGGAGACAAAGGACCACACTCCATATCTACCTAAGAATGAAGATATTCCAATGCCAGAGGGGTATCAGGCTCTTAGCCCAGAACCTTACGCTGCTTGGAGAGATGTAACTCCAGAAAATCCTGATGCAAACCTTCCAGAAGGTTTCAGCGATAATCCTGTTTATCTTGCACAATCATTCAACAAAGATGAATTAGTTGGTGAACTTCGCCGTGCTATTGAGCCAGGCAATGATGTTCCTGGTTCATCTGTTATTGAACTTCCTACAGAAGATGGCGACAAGTTTGTAGCAACAATCCCAGGTGAAGCAGTTCGTGATGCGCTTCAACTACAAGGTGAAGACACAAACAAACTTATCAAAGATATTGCTGATGAAGGCTTTGCTGGTCAGAAAGATGAAATTGCAGAACTTCCAGAAGAAGCACCAGTTGCTGAAGAAGCACCAAAGGCTGCACCATCTGTACTTGAGTTGCTTCAAGAAGAAGGAGACCGTGCTGACGAACTCGAAGGCGAAGGCGATGGTATGCCTCGTGGAGATGCACAGGCTATCGCTGCGGCAGAGATGAAGCGTAAGTACGGCAAAGATGCATTTGAAGCGCTACAAGAACTTCCTCAAAATGAAGCGATGCGAGTTCTAGATGACTATGAAAATATTCTTATCTCAGGAAAGCCAATTACTCCTGGTACTTATGAAGTACGCAAAAAGTCAGTAATTGATGACAACTTTGATGTTGAGAATGTAGAACAGATTCCAGATGGAATTGAAGATGCTCCACGCTCTCCAAACATTCCACCAGCAGATGCTGGAACTGCACCATACCGAATTACAGTAAAAGTCACTGACCTCAAGCCAGGAGATATTACTGTTGGTGACCACTTTGTTATTGAAAGTATTGGCGAGAGAGTTCCTGGAACTAACCGCATCAACATTGTTGGTTACTACCCAGGACATCAAACACAGTACACGAAGCAGTGGAATGACTTCCGTGAGATTGAAGTAATTCGTAACGCAGAAGCACCTGCTAAGGGTGATTTGCTAGAACTCAGCAAGCCAAAGATGAAAGAGTTCGGACCTCTTACAAGAAAAGATGGTGTCTGGGCTCTAAAGAATCCAGCAGACCAAGAAGCATTTGATGCTGCTCAAGCAGATTACGATGCACGTCTTGCACAAGCAGTTGCTCGTTTTGAAGACCCAACAAGCGTAACTAACAAACCACATCGTGTAGTTGTTCGTGCTGCTGACTTGAAGCCAGGCGATGTTACATACGACCCAGCAAAGGGTCACTTTGTTATTGAAGAAGTGTATGAAAAAGAAGGACTGAAGGATGGATTCCTTGCAATCAAGGGATACTACCCAGGACACGTTTCTCAAGAGAAGCAGTGGCGTTCAGGAACAAATATTGAAGTTGTTCGTAATGTTGAGCCACCTGCTAAGGGAGAACTTCCAGAATTACATCAGCCAGCAGGTCAAGGTCCAAAGGGAAATTGGTTCCCAGATAAAGACCCAGCAAAGCGTGCTGAATTTGAAAAACAATTAGCAGAAGCCGCTGCACGTTGGCAGTTACCAGAAAATCTTCCAATTGTTGAGAACACAGAAGTGAAGCCAGAAGATGCAAAGGATGTTCCACGTCCTGTTGCTATGGCAAAGCCATCTCGTCCACGTCAGCCAGAGTTCCCAGCATTCCAAGGTGAGTTTGCTGCGATTGCTCGTGAAGCAAATGGTGACTGGAGCAAGTTCAGAGAACTTATCAAAGATAGAGAAGTTATCTTCTTTGACTTTGAAACAACTGGTCTTTCACCAGAAGACGGCAATGAGCCTTGGCAAATTGGCGCTGTAAAGATGAAAGACGGCAAGATTATTGACCGTATCAATATTCATATGAATCCAGGACGTTCCATCAGTGGAACATATGCTGGAGGAGTTGTTGATGGAAAGCCAAATGCTGTTGATAAAGATGGCAATCCACTTACAGATGAATTCTTGGCGCAGCAGCCTTCACAAGCAGAGGCGCTCAAGCAATTCCTTGACTGGGCAGGACCAAACCCTCTTCTCGGTGCACACAATGCTGCATTTGATGATGAAGTTATGCGTCGTGTTGTTGACCGCAATGGTCTTGACTATAACCCAGCAGGAATTATTGACACACTTCCATTTGCTAAGGGAGTTTTCAAGGACCAAGAAGATAAGCCAAAGAACAACAAACTTGTTGGTCTTGCAGAGTTCTTCGGTGTAAAACTTGATAACGCACACTCAGCAGATGCAGATTCAGAAGCAACAGCAGAAGTCTTTGATGCTCTTCTCAATGCTGCTGTAGATAGAAATGCAGGGCCAGACCTACTAGATGTAGATGCTCGTGTTGCAGAGTACGACCAAGCACAGGCTGCATACGACGAAAACTTCAAGAACTACCAAGATAAGTTGGCAGAGTGGGCAGCAATCAAGGCCCAGCAAGATGCTAATGAAGGTAAGCCTGTTGATATCAACAAGGTAGTTGCTGATGCAACTGCTGTTCCTGCTCCAAACCCAGATGGACGTCAAGAGCAGGACATTCCTACTGTTGAAAACAACCCAGCAATCCTTGAGTTCACACCTAATACTGCCTACCCACAGGGCAAGATGAGAATGATGTCTCCTGAGTGGGTACTCAATGATGACAACACTGTTCTACTTCCTAAAGAAGAAATCCGTATGCGTGATGTTCTTCCTGGTGACTTTATGCAGTCAAAGGATGGCGAAACAATTTGGCAGGTAGTTGCAGTTCGTGGTGGAGAAGAAAATGGTCTTCAGCCAGGACGCATCAAGATTTATCGCCGTAACTTAGAAAATGGCGACCTCAGTACTTACGAGAACTGGCACGGAGTATTCCTCAACGGAGTTCGCCGTCCTAAGAATCCAGAAGACTTAGTTGTTCCAGAGAACAACACAGAAGAGTTTGTCGCTAATAAGTCAACTCCAATGTCTCCAAAGGATATGGAGTTCCACTTTGAAGCATTTGACGCTATTGGTGGTCAAGGACATATTGGAATTGTTAAGCAAAAAGATGGCACCTACAAAATGGATGCTCATTTTGCTGACGAGAACGGTGAGATTAACTACCGTGTAAATGGAACATACCGCACAATGGAAGGTGCTCTTGCTGAAGGTAAGGCACTTATCCAAAGCCACGCAAAGTCTATTGAGGATAAGCGTCGTGAAGACCAGAACGAACCTAAGAAGGTAGACGTTCCAGTTTCTCGTGGTGTTGTTCCAGATGATGCTGATATTGCTCCAGAAGTTATTGATGTTGCTGACCTTCCAAGTGGAATGACAGGAAACATTGAAGTAACTCCTGTTGATGTTGATTCGGATAAGCCAGCATTCCAAGCAGATGCAAACCTTCTTGACCAAGACGGAGCGCTACTTGCTCGTCTCTTTGAGAAGTACTTTGGTAAGTCTGTTGCAGAGAAGGAAGCAAGAGACTTTATTGCTCGTGCTGCCGAAGCACACGCTGTAGAAGCACCCGCTGAGCCAACACCAAATATGCAAAAGAAGAAAGTTCTTGACCTTCGTGCAGGAGATGCAATAAATGTTCCTGGTAAGGGTCTAAAAAAGATTAAAAATGCTCTTCCACAGATTGGTGGAGACAGTACTCGTGTGGAATTTGAAGATGGGGAAAGTGCCATCTACATTAATTCTGGAGAAGTAGATATTCAAGTTTCTGATAAATCAGAGAAGAAGAGCCCAGCAAAGTCTAAGAAAGAAAAGACTCCTGACCCAGAACTCGTTGCTAAGAACGAGAAGATTGTAAAAATCAATGACTGGGTTGAAGAGAATGCTGGTCTTATTCCAGAAGTTCCTGTAAAAGATATTCGTGTTGGTGACTTTATTCGCCATAACGGAAATCACGTTTATGAAGAAGTAAAGGAAATTCTTCCTGGACGTCGCCCTGGACAAGTTAGATTTATTGTTCACGATGCACTTCGTGGAGAAGACTACGAGCGTCGCTTTGATGCTGGTAATAAGGGACTTCGCTTTGTGCGCCGTCCTGGAATTGAAGATGTAGTTCCAAAGGATTACAAGATTCCAGCACGTCAACCTAAGCAGACTCCTGGACGTCAACGCCGTCGTGGTTTTGGAAAAATTAATAAACCAGAAGACCAGCGCATCATTATTGACCCAGCACGCAAACTCAATCCAGAGGCTCGTGCAGAAAACGGTCTTTACAAGGACCGTATGGGTGAGCCTGTAAAGATTGGCGATGAAGTTGTTCACGTTGGTCAGAAGTTCCGTGATAAGTACGATGGTGCAAAGGGCGTTGTTATTCAGCGTGTTGGTGCACAGAAGGCTGGCGGAATTAAGCGTGGAGATTTCCAGTATCAAGATTATGTATTAGTTCGTCTTGAGAATGGCGATATAAAGATGTGGGTTGCTAACAATCTATTCCACATTGGGCCTAATGGAACTATCCCAGAACCAGTTGATAACTTGCCTCGTGGAAAGAAGCGCCCTGAGCCAAATGCACCTGCTGCTCCAAAAGTAGAGGCACCTACACCTACACCTGAACCAGAAGCACCAAAGGTTCCTGGTATGCCAGAGACTATTTCTAAAGAACCTGTACAAGATAAAAACGGCGGAAAATTTGAATTAAGTCTTATTAAGATTGGCGATGTTTATGAAGGCGCTCTTATCAACAAAGATAACAATCGCATTCAGATAGTTGTTAGAAGCACAGATATAAATGTTGCTAAAAAAGAACTAAAGGATGCTGGCGACTACATCAAGCAAGCAGCAAATGGCGATGAAGCGATGGGTGATGGTGTTATTCCTGACTTAGATAAGCCAGCAGAAGTACCTACACCAGAGCCAACAAATGCTGAAGAAGGACTACCTACAGCAGAAGATGTGAAGAACCAGTTCCAACTTCTTGGCAGCGAATACGTTAGAGATAAAGGCGTTCAGGTTTTGATGAAAGTCAAAGATGTAAAGCCTGGCGATTTTGTTATGACTCGTCGTGGAAAGTTTGGTCAAGTTATTGAGGTACGCAATGTTGGTGACCGCGTTGCTATCAAAGTTGTTTATCGCGGTGGCGCTGAGTTTGAATACAAGCCATATCGTAAAGAAATGATGATTGATGGTGTCCATCGTATTCCAACTGCTGACAATCCAAATCCAAAAGAAGCAGTACCTGCTTACGCTCCAGAACCAACACCTACTCCAGAAGCAAATAAGCCTGCTGGAGCATTGACTCCAGATGCTGCTCTACGAGAGTTAGCAAAGGTAAAGAAGAAACTTCCTCTTATCAAAGATGCCAACTATATGGTTGGACACGGAGTTCGTGAGTTCAACAAAGCAGTAAAGGCTCTTAAAGATGGAGATATCGAAAGATTTGAAGCCCGTGCTGATAGAGCAATTAGGTATATCGGAAATAACACCAGATATGCAGATGCTGTAAAGCGTCTTGAGGAAATCAAAGCAGGAATTATTGAAGACCCTAATATTCCTAAGCCAAAAGAAGTAGGCTATAACGGGCCTGCTCTTGAAGACTTAGACCCAACTAAAGTTGCACAAGACCGTGCTGCAAATAATGAAAACCCAGTTGAGTTTGACCAACATTGGAAGGATAAATTCTTATCTGACAATTTCTGGAGCGAACTAAGCAGACAAGGTTTTGATATTGGCGCATATAAAGATGAGATTCGTAATTTTATTGCCAGCAACCAGGCTAAGTCATTAGCAGAACTTTCCCCTCAAGCAAGAATTGCTCTTCAAGGAATTGTTGCTTATCAAATGCTCAATATCAGAAAAGAGCCAAATGATGCTGCCAATGCTAAGAATCTTGCTTTAGTAGCAAACGCTCTTCACCTAGAAAGAAATGCTTATCAACCCCAAGCGTTGGAGATGGATGATGCAGGACAACTT